TCTGATCTACTGTTGTCAACTGAAGTGTTTCAGTCTTAAATCTATTGAGTGCTAACTGTGCCATTTAACTAAGTGCTAGAATGAAGGGGGTCATTTCTGAGAACAAACTCTTAGAGAATGCTCTTCCACTGATTGTTCCTGTTGATTGATTTATTTGAAGGTCATCACCTATACGGAAATTACCTGCTTGATCTGTGCTTGTATAAATTACTCTTCCACCATTTTGACTCTTAACTTCATTTGCTTGAATTGTAACTCCACCTCTCTTTGGAGTGGCAGATGTTATATTATTTCCAGCACCAATGTATTCAAAGGTATGAGAACTAGCAATAATTTTACTTTGTTGGAAGAAATATGCAGTAGATGCTACTCCAACTGTATTGAGTAAATTTTCAGCAAGAGTTAATGTAGTAATTCCAGACACAATGGGTGTAGCACTATTTATTGTGTAGTAAGTATCTGCCATTACTGCTGTAGCAGTAGCAGTAGTGCCAGAATCAGGGGCAGAAATAGTGACTGTTGCATTTCCAGTATATTGACTTCCACTGCTTATTATGTCAATTTCTGTCACTATACCACCCTCCAATGTAGCAAATGCAGTTGCTACCTCTCCATTTGGACCTGTGGGAGATGAAACAGTAACAGAGGGTGTAGATGTATATCCACTACCTCCATTAGTTATTGTAATAGATTCTACAGATTTAAATAGTTGATCAAAATAAACAACTTGTCCATCATAAGGTCTAGTTGTAATTGCACCAACATTTACAACTACATTATCTTGACTAACTGCTGCAGTTGATGTAACAATACCAGTGAATTGTTCATTACTTACACCATCTGCTACCAATCCAAGTGTTCCAAAACTACAATTACTGTTTGCAACATCTGCTTGACCACCTTTATGAACAGTAATTGCTTCATTACAACAGATTGTAAATACAGAAACTAATTGTGCATATCCTTCATTAGTAACTGCAACTCCTACACCTCCTTGATTGTATTGTGTAAAGGCATCAACATTCATTGATTTAGTCTTTACTGCCTTATCTCCATCAACTCTTATACCAGTTCCTGTTGTTGTGTCACTAGTACAATTTTGAATGTAAGGACCTTTCCATTTTCCACCACCAACATTTGTTGCACCAGCAGATGGGAAGGCAACAGCAGCAGCAGGAGCAGTGTGACCAGAGAAGGTCATATTTGCTAGTTTACATCCTTTGTTGACATGGAACAGATCTTGTGTTGCATTACTAGGCAATACTTTACAACTTCTTAAATCATCTCCTACAATTGCAACAAAAGCAGGGACTACAATTGGATTACTTTCTACATAATTTCCTGACAAAATTTTAATCACTGATCCAGATTGAGCAACTCCAACAGCACTAGCAATGGTTAATTTTGCATTATCAATTGATGTGCCATTATTAGAATCATTGCCATCTTTAGCAACATAGAAGACATTAGGTGCTGAGTTAATACCTGTTGCACCAGCATTGATTTTTACATTATCACCAATGGTAACTTCTGAATTGGTGATAGTAACAATACCTGTTGTGATGGTGTTATTGTCACCATCAATGGTTACAGATGCTGTACCAATGGTAAGGATTCCAGTGATTCTAGCATCACCACGAACAAGTAAAGCAGTAGTTGCTGAACCAGCATTTACCTCAACTCCACTTCTGAATGTTGATAAACCAAGAGAATCAACATGTTTTACATCATCATAAGTGATTGTTCCGCCAACATTTACATTACCTGTTGCTTCAATATTACCTATAACATGAAGGGCAACTCCTGCTTTTGCTGTTGTTGTATTAATACCAACAATTTTTGTTGTATGAATACCAACTGAATCTACACCCCAAGTTCCTGCAGCACCAACAGCAGTAAATTCATCACTACCAATACCAACCCATTTAGATGTGGTGGCATTATAAATTAGTAGTTGATTATCAACTCCAGCAAAGGTAACATCATCAAGGTCTTTGATGAATCCTGCTCCACCACCACCCATAGTGGACAATTGAGTTTGAATTCTACTGATAAACAACCTATAGTGTTTTGATAGGTCATCAAGAGTGGCAAATTTCTGATCAAGGGGTGTTAAAGGATCACTCTGACCACCAGCAGTTTCTTTTTCGCTAGGTGGTTCATTAAGAAGACCCTCAGTGAGATCTAATTGTGTTTTTTTTATCTCTAAAGATATTTTTTTAACATCCTCAAGACAACTTTTAACACTTACTTTTACAAATTTTACATCTTGTTTGAGTGAATCAATTTCATTGTCATAATGTTTAATTTCTGGTAGAGATTCAAACTTTTTACTTATTTCTTCTTTTAAATTACTGTAAAAAGATAGAATTTTTTCATCTGTCTTAATACTTTCTTTTTCAATAGACTTTATTTGTTCTTTTAAACTTTGTTTTAGTTTATTTTGCTCGCTTAATATTGCTTTTTTTAGTTTTCTATCATCATCTTTAAATTCTTTATGATGATCATAGACTCTAAGGGTCATTTCCCTCAGTTCTTTATAAATTTTGTCTTTTGTTTGAGTTAAACTTTCTGAAAGAGTTTTAGTATCTACTCTTTGTTCAAAATCTTTAGTTTCAATAGTTTCAGATAACTCTGAGACTCTTAAATTTATATTTTCTTGAATAGTTTCAAGATGTCCTTGAACCACTTTAAAGTCATCATCTATTACTCCAAAGGTTTTTCCAATCCAAGAGAAGTCAGGTACTTCATTTACCTCATTGACCCATTTGGGGAAGGTGGGAATATTGTTGTTTACATCTTCAATTCTTGATTTTAGAGTATCAAGGTCATTTTCATAGTATTTTACCTCAGGAAGAGACTCAATTTCTTCCTTTATCCTTGATATTTTACTATAAATTAATTCAATATCACCTTCATAGTACCTAACTTCTGGTACTTCAGGTATTTTTTGCTCTATTTGAGATAATTTTACCTCAAATTCTTCATTTTGTGCCTTTAAAGCATAAATTTTATCACTTTTTACATCATAAAGTGAAAAATTCTCTTGAATTTCTGCAATTTTTTCACTTATCTCACCAATTTCTTCATCATATGACTTAATTTCAGGTATTTGTGGTATATCTTTTCTTACATCATTGACTAATTTAACCAGTTCCTGCCATTCTGGTACTTTAATTACGTCAATAACTTCTGCAAATGTATTTCCATTTGCATCTTCAATAGTTTGATCCTCTTCTAGAGGATAAGTTTTATATTCTTCTACTGATGGTAATTCTTTCTCTTCTTCAATAAAGTCTTTATAGGAGGGTAGATTGCTATCCTCTAGATATTCATTTATTGACGGCAAATCCTCTTTTTTAGACATTCTATTAGTAATAATACTTTGGGATTTCTCTCCCTGATGTATTATTTATCAGTATTATTCTTCAATAATTTTTGTAGTTCTGCAGTGGAACCAACAAACAAAGCATTATTGACTGTAGTTGGTCCTTTTTTAACTTGCTCCTCATTGACATCCTTAAGTTTCTGTTGAAGGGTCATAAGTTTATCAGTTGCATCAGCAACATTTTTAATTAACTGACCTGCAACTTCATATGCTCTTGGCATCTCACTTTCTTGAGCAAGTTCTAGAATACCATTAATTGCTTCTTGTCCTTTTTCAATAATGGAATATAAATTACCTCTTGTGTATTCATAATCTTTTTCTACATCATCTTTAGTAAGATGCGCAGGTTTTTCTTTGCCTGGTGTAATGTCTATAATACTATCATCTGTCATAATATTCCACCATTAAAACCAAAGTTATCACCAATATCAATGAATCCTGCATCAGCTGTTTGTATTGCAGATACAGATGCTCCAAGAACATGGTTGCTTGCTGTGGTTTTATCTTGTCCTCTCTTGACAGTCAGTTTATTACCATCAATAGATTCAACAAACATTTCTTCATCACCAACAGTGATGTATTGTTTTACAGTAACTGCAGAACCATTAGCAACACTGATAATAGTCTCTGTAGTATCAACATCTTCTGCAAGTTCTGTTACGACATTTCCAGTATAGTTTTTAGTTGCTCTTGGCACAACACTATATGAAACATCTCTACTATATGCTTGACCAGATGATGTTCTTTGACCAGATACATAACCAACTTGAACTTTTCTAATAACATCACTAGACACATCACTAATTGGTCCATAAAGATTTGTCTTTGCAGAAAATCTTAAGGTATATACAAGTGCTCTTCTGGTGTCAAAATTTCCCTCATAATCATCTACCATAGTCACAGATTCAAGTTGAACGGGAACATTTACAACTTCTTTAAGTTCACCTAAAAGTTTGATTGGAAGTGTGTAAGATGGTTGAAAATATGGCAAAATCTGCTCTACAATTTGCAGAGCATCATCATTTAACTTTGTCATTATTGAAAGTTCAAAACCCATGTTATATGGAACAGGCATAAAAACTTTTTTTGTCTTTGTGCCTGAATCAGTTACAGGGTGAAATGCTTGAGTTTGAGTTGCTTTTCTAACAGGATCATACTGAAGGTCAATGAATTCAAATGACATTCTTGGAAGTGTCATTTGAATTGGTTTGTTTAAATCTGCTTGCTGTTCTAATCTAGCAAGAAATTTTTGTGAAGGACCATATGCCAATGGAACTTTAATTACACTAAATGTATCATCATTAGCATCTTTCTTG